GAACCCGGCGCGAGGTGGTCGGCTCCGCCTCTGCGGCCATGGATTGTTCGATCCGGCGCATTTCATCCAGGCTTCGATAGGTGATCTCCCGGCCGTCGCTGAATCGAGCTTTTAGGACGCCTTGATTGATCTTGCTGCGCAGCTCAGCAAGATCCGCAGCAACATCCTCAGAGGTATAGGCCATGGCCCCATCTTACCTCTTTAGCCAGCCTTTGCGCTTGGCCAGGCCGCCTGTGCTGGAGCCCTTTAGCCAGCCCGATCGCTGGGAGGTTCGGACTGGGGGTGCCGGCGCCACCCCTCCCCCTCCCGTCCCCGGCACCTGGGTGCCCAGTGTGCGGGCGAGTTGGGCCCACATGGTTCCTGGGGTGTAGCGACGGGTCACCAGCTGCAGCACCGCATAGGCGTAGCGGGTGCAGTCGCCCCCCTCATCTCGCGCCCCGGTTGGTGCCTCCCAGTGATAGCTGATCTGGCCCCTGCTCCGCCGCGGCATCCGCCTCCAGGGGAACAGCTCCGCTAAGAATTGATCGGTTGAACACAGGCCAAAATGCAGGTAGCCAGGGCCAACGGTCTCAACCCCCAACCGATACTGCAGTGACTTGACGCTTTCGTCATAGCCCACAAAGTACAGGTTGACCCCGTTTTTTACAATCGGCTTGTTTTTGCGGTTGATGCTCACCGGCACGCCCCTGCCCAACAGGGGTTTGCCCTTCTGCGGGGCCCCTCGAACTGGCACCCAAACATCCTTGCGAGTTGAGCAAAACTCGCGGACCGCCTGGCAGCTTGTTGCATCGCCACCCTCGTCGATGCCGCCTCGCGCCAACTTGAGCACGGTGCCATCATCTCGAACCCATTTGGTTTCGGCGATCCGGTCCAGTTGCGCAAGCGTGTTTTTGTCCTGGGGGTCGCCATCAATGTCCCAATGGCCCAGGTGCCAGCCCTCCTCTCCAATACCCCAGCCCCAGACGGTGGCCACCAGTCGCTCGTTTGCCGTGCCGCCACCGCCCTGGGTGTCCACTCCAGCGGTGATCAACAGCACGCCATTGGGCACGCCGGTCAGGGTGAAGTCTTCGCCAAGAATCGAATAGCCGTTGCCCAGCTCCGTAGACTGCCGGCGCTTGGCCAGGTTGTCGGCCGAGACTTTGCCGGCCTGCGAGTCTTCCCAACCTTCGCCGAGCACCGTATTTTTGAAGGTCTGCATTGGCTCTGGGTCGCCCTTGCGCAACGATTCCAAGGCCTCGTCGTATTCACGAACCAGAATCGACCAGTCCGCCGCCGGTGAATAGCTGTAGGCCGCCCACACATGAAACCCAATGAGGCCAGGAACCTGGGCAACAGCGGTCGGGCGATCCTCGCAGCGCTCAACCATCCAACGTTTTTTGCTGTGCGGGATTGGCGTTTTGCAATTTTCGCATTCGTAATGAGCGGTAAATTCGCCCTCTTTTATCATTTGATCCCATCGCAAAACTTGATAGTGATTACAAAAGGGACAAGGAACAAAGAACTTTCTTTGATCTGATTTCTTGTATAATTCCTCTGTTCGCCCATCCTTGAATATCGGTGTGCTGCCTACGCCTATTTTGCGGTCCCAATAATAATCAGCACGGTTGCGACCTAGCTTGTAAACATCACCTTCGTCAATCCTGCGATAAGCGTCAAACTCATCAAAGAGAACAATCTTTCTAGACTTGCGCCGAAAGGCCCGCCCACTGGCAGCGTTTACTATATCTATTAAACCACCATTGCTAAGCTGCTTCAGTAGGATCGTATTACTGCTGGTATTGCGTGCTTTGGACTCAGTTATCAGTCCCTGCAGCGCTGGCGTATCCTCAAACAATGGCTTGATTTCTTCCTTGCTATACCCTTCAGCGTCTTCCTTTACTGGCTGCACAATCATGATCGGGCATGGATCATGGTGTGAGTAATACTGAACAACAACGCCCAGCATCTTTGTCCAGCCGACGCGGGCGGACTTCAGGCAGACGACCGTCTCCACATTGGGGTTGGTGAAGGCATCCAGGATCGGCCGCTGATACGGCAGCGTCCGCCACTGGCCCTTCTCTGCAGCGTTGCCGGTCATCACGGCGCCGCCATCAACAGTGGCCGGCTGGTCGGCGTACTGCGATAGCCGTAGCTTCGGGGGCGGCTTAAAACCGCTCAGGATGCGCCGCGTCAGGTCCTGCACCGCCGGCAGCATCACAGCTCCTTCAGTGGGTATTGCGTTGCCACGTCAAAGGAAGCCAGGCCCTGCAGCGCTTCGCGGATCAGATCAAGCAGCACCGCCACTTCGTCAGGGGTCAGGTGCGGGATCCGTTGCTTAGCCTTGCTCGGTACGCCAAGCATTACAGTGCGGGTGATGTTGATTGCAGCGTCCTGAGCTTGCAACAGTTCCTCGCGGGGGAGCAGCATGTTCGCCTTAGTTTTGCGATCCATTCGAGCAATCAAGCGCTTCTCGCGTTCGTGCAACGCCCGCTCCTTGTTGAAGTCCGCTTTCTCTGTGTCTAGATCGTCGTCCAGTCCGTCGATGGGATCGGGAGCCCCTGGCGAAGTTTTCGCGTTTGCCTTAGGCGACGGCCTGGGCCTTGCTGGCTGCTGAGCCCGCTTGGCCGTGGGCTGCTTGGCCTCGGATTGAAACGGTGCCACCCTGGCCAGGTACTCATCCAGCAAGATGTCAGCATCGAGCAGCAGGGGCTTGGCCCTGAGGATGCAGGGGCTGCCCAGGAGGGCGCCCTCTCGGCACAGCTTGTCCAGATTTTGGCGACTGCACTTTCTTACCGGCCCCACCGCCGCCTCGATCATTTCCGCCCCTTGGCGGCTGCGAATTGGTGTTGGCATTGCAACCAGTTTACCTAGGGTTGCGTTTTGGGTTGCGTTTTGGGTTGCGTCTTTGCCGCAACCCTGGCCAGGACTGGGTTTTAGGCCATGCCCTGGCAAGACGCAACCTTATTGAGAAGCGTTATCAACAGATAAATCGCGGCTTCGTGGTTCCCTCGGTATCTGTCGCCGGAAGGACCCAAGCCGAAACCCCTTGCTATGACTGGGTTCTTGGCAGATGAATGACTGAGATTTGCTGAGATCCCTTGCTATGACTAGGCCGCGCATTATCGCCCCCCGTAGCCCCTGGCGGCTGAGTCCAGGGCCCGCTTGTAGCCCGCTATGAAGGATCTGTTGATCTCGATGTTGATTTCTGTCTGGATCAGCTGGCTGTGCTCGCCCTTGTCGAACATGCGTGCGACCGAGGGCCCATAGACAACCTGCAACCGCCTTTTGCCGTCAGGCTTGCGCTTGTTCCCGACCCTGAAGGGCAGCATAACGCCGCCTTTGCCCATGGCCATGAAGGTCGTTGGGTAGTCCTGGCGCTGGCCGCGCAAGATGCTGGCTCGGCCCGGTCTGCCCCGTTTTGTTGCCTTCCCCCAACCACGGCCGCGGCCGAGCCCTGGGAGCCCGGTGGCACGGGTGCCGGGCCTAAACCCGAACTGGCTAAGAGTTGGGGCGCGTGCTGCAAATGTGAGAGTTGCTTCTCCCCTGCTCGCCAGACCTGTAAACAGACTTACGTCTTGTTTAATACGTCTTGATCCAATGTTATATCTTTGGCTAATACTTTTGCCTGCCTGCTTATTGGCGGACGTGGCAGCAGCCAAGATCCCTGCCCTTGTTGCTTTCTGAAACAGTTTGGGATCAAGGAAGGCCCGCATCTTCTCTAGCTGGCCAATACCTTCAACTTTGACCCTGATGAATTCGTTGGTGCCCATTTATCCCTCAACCAGCCCCATGGCCTGGAGATAGCGCGCCCACTGCTCCAGGGTCAGCACCACGCGCCATGTGCCACCGCGAAATCGAATAATGCTGGCAGCGTGTTCTTCTTGAGCGTTGATGCGTTGCTGTTCTGCTGCTGTCGGTTTGGCCCTGGCGGCGGCTGCGGTGTCTTCCCAGTTGGCGATCTGCACAACATGGCCTGGAACCCCGTCCAAATCGCCGGTGTCGTCCGCCCGGCCTGCTCCTAGCTTTCGTCGCACGGGCACCCCAAGGGCTGCTGTGAGGATTGCAGCGGCTTCCAATTCGCCTCGATCTCCTTTGCGCTTAGGTCGGTTCGCCATGCCCCAACCCTACCTCAGCCCATCGGGCAAAAGGATGGGCATTCCCGAGCAAAATGCAAGGAGTCGTTGCATTCTGGAATATCAATAGTGCAATAGCCTAGACGTTTAATTGTTCTTTCAGAGTCAATTCTATCAATTCTGCAAGGTGTTGGTTCAAAGAGCTTACACATTTTGCAGGTTCGCCTATGTGGATAGTTTGGTGGGATGCTTGCCAGTCGTGGCAGCTCTGGGGCGATGTTTTTGCAGGTACGCCCTAGTCGTATGTTGGCGACAGTTTTTCTATCTTTGATTGCAAACTGTTGCCGCAATGCTTCGTTGGTAATGCTGATGGGGGCGGTGAGGATGGCTCTGATGGTGGCTTCGTCGTTTGCGTTGTTGGGGTTGCTCATGGCTGCTTGCAGTGTTTGGTGTTGGCCTGAATGTTGGTCGCTAGGCCGAGTGTTGGTGAGTGCGACCAACATTCAAACCCTTTGCGCTGGAAAGGATCTCAAGGAATTTTGGCCCAATGTTGGTATGTTGGTCTGTTGGTCGTTCCGGGTGTCCGTTTTCGTAAAAAAGGAGTAAGAAAAAAAAGAAAGCCCAAAAGGACCAACATACCAACATAGATACATATATATATCTATATCCCTTATGGGGACTA